GACTCTATGGCAAAGGAGTGGTACAACACCACCCTCAAGGACGTGTACCTTGACAAACACGCAAACCCTAACAGAAGATACAGACCCTATGACAAAGAAATACTTTCCCAACAACTATAATAAAGTAGCCAAATGCCCTGCCGAATGGTTTGAGCCTATGGAGTATGACTTGTTCATGGAGTGGAAGATGAATGATTGGCAAATCATGGAATCACATGACTGCATCATCCGTACACGCAACTGTAAAACAGGTAAGGTCAAAGAATACTCGTATCAGATACCAAAATACGCAAAGAAAAGGCTGAAACAGATTATAAAAGATCAGGAAGAAGAACTAATTTTGTGTACTCATGATACAATACAACACCTAAAACCGGAGAAGTACATTACAGACAATGACAAAAAGAATTTCTATCCCCAGTGATGACGTCTACACTTATGAAAAACAGGCGTTAGATATGCTACCAAAAACACACCCACATTATAGTGAGGTTTATAAACACCTATACAACCAAGTAAGAGACCAGCTAAATGACATATGTTACACCAGAGCAGATAGACCAGCAGATACAGCTGGAGAGGACACAGATTTCTCAGGGACTGAAGCGTCTTAGAGATCAGACACTTAAGTTAGAACAACAGAACTACTCATCTGCTAGTATATATGGTATAGCCTCGATAGAAACTTTGTTACCGCTTGTAGTTGACAAAATCGTTACAACTAATACAAAGATACATCAGGGCAAGTATGGTGCAGCATTTAGAGACATTCATATATACTTGACTACAATCGAGCCGCTTGCGGCAGCTGGTATTGCATGTAAGATTACATTTGACAAGGTGTTTGGTTACAAAGAAGGTTGTAACATTGCAACAAATGTATGCGAAGCTATTGGTAGAGCTATCGAAGATGAATGTAACATGCGACACTATGAAGAGAACGCACCCGCATTGCTCAAAACACTCAAAGATAACTACTGGCACAGAGCTATAGGTACACAACAGAAACTTACTGTTATCAAGACGTTGATGAACAGATATGGTGTAGCACCGTGGACACCATGGAGTAGAAGTATACGTATCAAGCTAGGAGCATGGTTACTTGACTGTATCATGCAAGCAAGTGGTTGGTTTTACAAGCAGCGTATGCGTACAGGTCGTAAGACTACAGTATTCATAGCACCTACTGCTGAGTTCATGGACATCAAAGATCAAGTCATGGCAAATGCAGAGATATTTAGTCCATTAGCATGGCCTATGTTGATACCTCCAAAAGACTGGTCTAACGAGTCAGCAGGCGGTTACATGCTCAATGAATTGATGCAAGGTCACGATTTAGTCAGAAGAGGCGATCCCTCCCGTATACAGGGGGAAATACCTATACAATTTCTCAACAAAATACAACAGGTCAAATACCGGCTAAACCCTTTTATAGTAAAGACCGCAGAGTTGTTAGAAGAAAGAGGAGTTAGTGTAGGTAAGTTTCTCCCGATCATAAATTACGAGCTGCCACCAAAGCCATACGACATAGCAGAAAACAAAGAATCCCGTAAGAGGTATCGTAGGGAAGCGGCAGAAGTAATGAATAAGCGAGCAGCAGAGTTCAAGAGATCCTGCCGCACCCGCATGACCATGGAAGCCGTACGTAGATACAAGGATATTAACTTTTATATACCTTGGTCGTTCGACTATCGTGGTCGTGCATACCCTATCCCTGCTTTTCTTACACCACAAGATACAGACTTTGGAAAAAGTTTACTACAGTTTGCAGATGAAGCAGAAGATATATCAGAAAAGTGGCTTGCTTTCCAAGTAGCTACCAGTTATGGTCTTGATAAAGCTACTATGGAGGAGAGACTTGAGTGGACTAGATTGAATGTCTCACTTGTCTCAGCTGTTGCGACTAACCCTATTGCATTTCTTGCAGAATGGGAAGGAGCAGAAGAACCATGGCAGTTTCTAGCTGCCTGTGATGAGTACTATCATTGCTGTATCAAGCTAGATAGAAAGACTACATCACTACCCGTGGCAACCGACGCTACATGCTCAGGCTTGCAGATACTTGCTGGTCTGGCTCGGGATAAGTCCACAGCTACACTTGTCAATGTCGTCCCCTCTAATAAACCTCAAGATGCGTACGCAAAGGTTGCAGAGACAGCACTAAGCTTAGGGATACCAACAAGCGTACATCCCGTATGGGATAGGAAGTGTGTGAAACGTACTGTTATGACTATCCCATACAATGCTAAACCTTTCTCGAACAGATCGTATATCAAGGATGCGTTAAGGGAGAAAGGTGTAGAGGTCGACAAAGACCAACTAACCCTCATTGTTGCTTCGGTTCGGAAAGCCATGAACTTGATCGTGCCCGGTCCGATGTCAGTAATGAAGTGGATTGAGACAGAGGTGTCTAAGTCTATTAAACATGGTGCAGATCATGTGGAATGGACTACACCTTCTGGCTTCGTTGTTAAGCAACGTATTATGAAGAAGAAAGTAGAACGTCTAGATCTTCAACTTCTTGGCAGATGTCAGCTTAGTGTTGCGACAGATGAGACTAACGACGTCGATCTCAGTCGGCACAAGGCAGCAACTGCACCCAACCTTATCCATAGCCTAGATGCTTCACTCTTACACCTCGCTGTGCGTAGTTTTGATGAACCAATCGCACTAATTCATGACAGTGTGTTAAGCAGATGTTGCGATATGGATAAATTATCTGCTATAATAAGGGAGACGTACATGATTCTCTTTGCAGAACATGACTATCTCCGTGACTTTGCTTACCAAATAGGAGCAGAGACAGAACCACCGATCATTGGCGATCTACAGCCAGAGTCGGTTATTGAATCAACTTACTTTTTTTGTTAAAATGCCCAAGAACGTACACGTTACTGAAGAAATTAAATTAGAAGGCTTCCAAGCCATACTAGAACCGGGTAAGTTTGGTTACTCTTTATCAGCTGTTGTTGATGAAGGTGTAATAGACAAGCTCGAGACAGAGAGAACAGCTTTGCTCGGATGGGCAGAGTCCAAACTCAAGAATCCAAAGAGAGCCACCTTAAAACCTACACCATGGGAGGAGGTAGCAGATGGAAAATATAAAATTAAGTTCTCATGGGGAGAAGACAAAAGACCCGGTGTCGTTGACACAGAGGGCACACCCATCACTGATAAAAAGACACCACTATATGGTGGATCAACAGTTAAACTTGGTTTCTTTCAGAAGCCATACATCCTCAGAGATGGCGTTACCTACGGAAGTAGCCTTAAGCTGCTTGGCGTACAAGTTGTTGCTGTAGGAGAGGGTGCTGCTGTAGACACAGATAGCATGGACGATGCACAGGTTGCCGATATGTTTGGTAAGACTGATGGCTTCGTCGCCGTACAGACAGCAAGAAACCCTGAGACAGAAACAATAGATGAGCAAGAAGAAGAAGACTTTTAGGTCTAAGCTCGAAGAGAGTGTCGCAGATATTCTGGATAAGGTAGGTGCTACGTATGAGTATGAGACTCACAAAGTTGCTTATACCATACAGCACCACTACAATCCTGACTTTGTCCTAGTCAATGGTGTAATGCTAGAGACTAAGGGCTACTGGGACGCAGAAGATAGACGTAAGATCAAGGCGGTCATGCGAGACAATCCCGACATTGATTTACGTATGGTATTTCAAGCTCCATTCAATAAGATAAGCAAGAAATCCAAAACAACTTATGCCCAATGGTGTGAGAAGCATGGCATCAAATGGGCATCAGCACA